AGGTATAAATACCTATGTTCTATATGCTTGTAGGTGTTGACTACTCAATAACTTGCCCGTGCTTATGTCTATTTGACGAGCGCAAAGAATTTAAATTCTCAAACTGCTTTTTCTATTATCTGACAAACACTAAAAAGTTTGCAGATAAAATTTTGCCCAATATTAATGGTGAAAGTTTTCAGGAATATGTGGCCGATGTGGATCGCTTTGACAGCATATCCGATTGGGCATCAAATTTATGTATTGGGGCTTCTGATGTTGCCATAGAAGGGTATTCTTATGGCTCAAAAGGCAAAGTTTTTAACCTTGCCGAGAATATGGGAATATTCAAGCATAAGCTCTATAAGGCCGGGGTTCCCGTGACCATCATAGAGCCGTCCAAAGCAAAGAAACTCGCCACAGGCAAAGGTAACGCCGATAAAGTGGCAATGTACAAAGCCTTCTCCGAGGAGACAGGAACAAATTTAGTCTTTACCTTTAATCAAAAAAGTTTGACAAATCCTGTGACGGATATTGTGGACAGTTATTATATTTTAAAATCTTTGCTGGCTACCAAAAATTAACGGACGTAGCGGACAGCTGATCCCTTGCCAGCATTGTCCAGTTGTGCATGGAATCTTTTTGGAACTTGCCCGGATCCTTTGATTCTTGAAATAACCTCGTTCCACGCACTTCCACAAACTTTGGTTGGAGTCAGGGTTGCATCAAAAGCAATTGAGTTTCTTTGAGCACCCCAATTTTTGGCAACTTTCTTTTTACCACAGTTTGGGCATTTTTCCTTGGTGGGTTGGTCATTCTCGCTCATCTTGAGAAAAACTTCAAATTCATGTTTACAGGCACCGCATTCGAATGAATAGTTAGGCATTGTTTTTGTTCCTAAAAGTAATTAGCATGTGGTCAAACAGGAATCCATAAGAAGGTTCCTTTGGTTTGTTTTTCAACTGCATCTTTGCTTCCTTGGGAGTTCTATTTCCTTTGGTTGTATTGCAGTCTTTGCATGATGTGACCATATTGACCCAAGTGGAACCACCACCCTTTGATCTTGGAACCACATGATCAACAGTGGCTGTCTTTTCGCAGAGATCAATTCCACAGTATTGACAGACATAACTGTCTCTGCGAAAGATGTTCTTTCTGTTTGCAACTACCTTCTTGAAAGGAAGTTTTACATAATACTTGAGAATCAAAATTTTGGGAATCTTGACAATTTTGCTGACAGATACAACTTCATAAAAATCTGATGAAGTTTCGTCAATCCAAACCTTGTCTTTGGATATCAACTTGAATGCTTTTCCAACGGTAATAATATTAAGCGGTGTATTATCTTGGTTGAGCAAGAGAACCTGCTTCTTCATACCTTTTAAGTATTTATGAAAATCTAAATATTTTACAGCCATGGATAATAACAAAGATAGACAGTTTTACTGGGAAGTCAAGGATTTCATGACCAAAAAGCATGAGCCTGTTCAAAACAATAAACCGCAAAGTCTTAAAGATGCAGTAAAATCTATTGTTGAGCAAAATAAAATTTATCAACAATCTTCATTCAACATGGAATCTGGGGCTGTTGATGCTGCAAAGAAAGCCATCAATCATGTTCAATCAGTTGAAAATGGATTCACACCCTCTTCTGTCGGTTATACAAAAAACCAAGATCGTTCTTCTTTTCAAAAATTAGATGAGGCTGCTTTGGGTGGCCTTGGAAGAATGGTTCGCTCAGGTCTTAGAAATATTCGTCCACAGGCACCAGCAAAAAAGTTTGGTGACTATGTTGTTCCTGCTATTGGTGGAGCAGCAATTGGTGGTGGTGCTATGTACGGTGGATTCAAGTTGGGACAAACTTTGAGCACAGCAACTTCAGAGGCTGATGCAATGAGAAAGAAAGCCGAAGAGGTCGGTGGTGTTCCACAATTATCCCCAGAAGATCAAGAACTTGCTGACATGAGAAGAAAAGCACAGGATATTGGTGGTGTGCCACAAACAAGTGAAGAAGACAAAGAACTATTTGCAATGCGAAAGAAGGCCGAGGAAATCGGTGGAGTGCCCATGCCTTCTTCCACAACTCCCTCAACAACCCCCACGACACCCACAACTTCACCAAGTCCAGCAAAACCTTTGTCCGACAAAGACAAATATTTGGAAGCAAGAAAGGCTTACTGGAAAAGAAGAAACACCGAAAGACGCGGAGAAGCCGAAGAAAATCTTGCACGAACTCAATTTGGAAGACCCACCACAGCATATCAGGCTGGATCAATGGCCGCAAATCGTTTGCGCCAACAGAAAGCCGCAGAAGGTAGTGGTGATTGGAGCGATGAGAAGATCGAACGAATGGCACAAAAAGAAACTGAACTTCGTTTCCGCACACCAGAAGAGCGTGAAGCCAAGAAAAAAGAAAATGAATCCGTAGTTGCTTCTTTGGCCAAGGCAGCTGATGAAATTCGTGCAAGAGAAGCAAACGCACCAAAAACTTAAGGATCTAATATGGACCATCTAACAAATCTTTACAGAAACAGAGCCGAAACATTAGCCGCAAAAGTAAAATATTTGGAGGAGCAATTGTCTTTGCTCAACGAAGCCACTCCACCAGCAACAGCCTTTAGAACAGGTGATAAGTCTCAGGCTGCTTGGAGTGATCTTGAATTGGAAAACCGTGCAAGAAGCATCAAAAAGGGTGGTCTGTTTCAAAAAGTCAATGATGAACAACAATCACAGGAATGGAAAGACATTCAAGCAGAATTGGGTCGTAGAAAGCAACCCAAAGCAGAAACCAAAACAGATACTGGTGTAAGAACCGTTCCCGTTGGTCCCGGTGAAGGGTCTGGCATTCGCAAGGTTCCCGGAACAGAAGCACCCAGTGGTCGTGTTCCCAAGCAACCAATGGCCCAACCAAAGAGTGAAAAAATTGCTCTTCCTGAGCCAAAGGGTCCGCTTGATACTGGAAGACAAAGACCACAACCTGCTCCACAACCCGTAGTCGGTGGTCCGGGTGCTGGTGGTGTCTCACCAAAGAAAGCAGAAACCACAGCCGCTGGAACTGGAAAAGAAGAAACTTGGAGCATGGATCCAAAACTTGCTGTCGGTGCAATTGGTGCAGGATTGTATTTGGGAAATAAAGTTGCTGAAAGATTTGCAAGACAACGCGGTGGTCCAGCAGCACCAGCAGAACCAACAAAAGCCCCAAGACCAAAGGCTCCAGAAGCAACAAAGACACAAGCAGGCAAAACTCCTGCTCCCGAAACACCCAAGCCAAAAGTAGGGGAAAAGGTTCGTGTTCCAGATAGCATGAAAAAAGGAACTTATCTTTTTGATCTTCCCGCACAAGCAGAATGGACTATGAATCCCCCTGAATGGGAAATGAAGGGAAGAGAGAAGTTCAGCGTTCCACAAACTTCAGTCGGTCCCAAGAAACCATTCAGCAAGCCCGGTCTTGAGCGTGCTGCTGGAACCCCGATGACTGGAGAGATTCCAGAAAGACCACTTCCTGCTGAAACCACAATCGGTGGAAAACAAATAGCAAAAGGCAAAGGAACAGTCGCAGATCGTGCAGCCGTTGGAAGAGATCTTTTGAGAGCAAGAGCAGAAGCTGCAAAAGCCGTTGCCGATGCAAAGGCAAAAGCAGTTGCTCCAGCATTCCAACAAACTCCCGCTGAACCAACAGTCAAACAAGGAGATATGAGCACCAAGGAAGGTAAAGTTGTTAGCAAAGGTTCTCAAGTGTCTTCGAAGATTGGTCGTATCACCAAAGGTACTCTTCGTGGGGCTGGTTCACTTGGTGCAGCATTAGGTGGAGAAATGGCAGTAGAAAAGGGTCTTGAAGCCCTTGGAGTAGAAAATGAGACTGTCAAGGGAGTTGTTGCACCAACTGTTGGTTGGGCAGCAGGTGAAGGTGCCTTGGCAACTGGTCTAGGACTTGCCCGTGGTCTAGGATTTGGTGCAGCCGTGGCTGGCGGTGCTGCCGCAGCAGTTCCAGCAGCAATCTATGGAGCACTAGCATACCCGTCCTACAAAGCAGCCGAAGCCTCTAAAGCAGCAATGGAAAAAGAAGCACAAAGAATCCGAGAAACAGGATCAGCAACAAAAGCCAGATTTACTGGGCCTAAGTATTGATGTAATGGATTGTTCAAAAGTATGAAAAATAAACTCATACAACAAATTTTAGAAGAACGCTATAATCGATTAAATGATGGCGAGCAATTAGCCAACAATTATTCTTTTGGTTTATTTCTAGAATCTGTTACGGCTCTTGTTCGTGGGGGCTTACGTGTTGCTTTAGGTCAAGCAGCAAAACAAGGAGCCAAAACAGCCGTTGGTGAAGTTTTGTCGAAGCAAGCGTTAAAGCAAATCGAAACAACAGCAGCAAAATTTGCAGAAAATGGACTGAAAGGTAAAGATTTAATTGCTGCTGTGCAAAAAGAATTAAATTTAGTTGGCGATGATGCAATTAAGGCTGCTAGTGAAGCGGCCACCAGAGCAGAACAGACAATGGCTCAAGTTCAGGGTGGTGTTGTTGCTCCACCAGCACCCACTGCACCACCAAAGGCTCCACCAAAAGAACCTAAAACACCCACACCCGGCCCAAGACCAGAACCAAAGCCAGCCCCCGAGCCACCCGCACCCGGTCCCAGACCGGAGCCTGCCCCTGCACCACCAAAGCCAGCACCCGGTCCAAGACCTGAGCCTGCTCCGGTTCCACCTACTCCAAAACCGAAGCCTCGGCCCACAGAGACTCCAAGACCAACAGAGACTCCAAGACCAACAGAGACTCCAAGACCAACAGAGACTCCAAGACCAACAGAGACTCCAAGACCAACAGAGACTCCAAGACCAACAGAGACTCCAAGACCAACAGAGACTCCAAGAAGAACCCCTCCCAAACCACCACCAGCACAGCCACCTAAAAAGACTCCCCCCAAGCCAAAAACACCTCCACCAAAAACCCCTCTGCCACTAGGGTTTGGTGGTGATGACCGTGAATCCGAAGAAATTGGTGATACGGGCAAATCTATCAAACTTAATATTGGTTTGGTAAAAAATGCCCTTGGTAAGTATGCTACATATTTGGGTATTGCATAAACTCAAAGTCGTGTTATAATTACATAAAGTTGTATCTAGTGAATATAAAAACATTTACACATAAACCTATCGATATTTCTTGGAAACTTGAAGAAGTAACTCACAACGGATCAAGATTCTATAAAACTCCCGCTGGAATATTTCCAAGCGTGACTACAGTTGTTGGTTGGGAAAAACAAAAGTTCTTCAGTGAATGGCGAGCCAAGAATCCGGAAGAAAGCAAAAGAGTTACTTCACGGGGAACAAAGTTTCACAAGTTGCTTGAAAATTATTTGAACAATGAAACATTGGATTTCGACAACATGCATTCCATGCAGAAGTCCTTATTCTCATTGATAAGACCAGAAATAGACAAAATTGATAATATAATTGCTTTGGAAACTCCTTTGTTCTCAAAGACAATAGGACTGGCTGGCAGAGTAGACTGCATTGCGGAATACGATGGAAAACTTTCTATTATAGATTTTAAAGCCAGCACCAAAGAAAAGCGAGAATCAGATATTGACAACTACTTTGCACAAGCAACTGCTTATGCATTGATGTTCCAAGAAAGAACTGGAATAAGAATAGATAATTTTGCAATTTTAATTGCATGTGAAGACGGTCTTCGCCAAGTCTTCACTGGCCAGCCCCTTAAATATGTTAGGCACTTGTCTAATTTAATAAAGCGATATAAGGAGGCTAATGATGTTCCAAGAGCAGAAGACAATTGAAGATCAAGTAAACACCAAGGGAACAAAACTTTGGATGCAGATGAATGATAACTCCAAGGCCGCAAAATTGCGAGCCTTGTTTGTTCAACAGCACGGAGGCTTCTTTCTGCAAGAAGGAAGATATTGGATTTGGAAGAGTCCAATCGAACAACAAAATGGATATTGGCTCAAACGAGTAGACACGGGAGAAAAGGTCTTCTTCACAAGTATGACAGAATTCGGGGAAAAGAATGGTCTGTCTTGTGTAAAAATTTGTGAATTGATGAATGGAAAAAGAAAGACATACAAAGGTTGGACAGCTGTAGAACTTCGTCCCGTACAGAAACAAGAAGGTGCAAAGAAAAAGATAAAGAAACCAAAGAAGAAAAAGATTCAAATAACCATGTCTGCAACTTTTGTGGACATAAGAACCAATCAACATATTCAAGTTTCAAATATTTCTCAGTTTGCCAAAGAGAACAATCTAGATTATGCCAATTTAAGAAAATTGGTCATAGGGAAGGCAAAGACCTATAAACATCTAAAATTATACAATCCTTTTGAGGTTCCCGGCGAATCTACAGAAGGCTAAATAATTTAAGATGAAATTCCCATACTTTTTACAACATTTAGAAGAAGCAACTGCAAAAATTGGTGAAAGTCTCCGGAAAGAGTCTAGAAAAGCAGGCTCAGGGGATCTAAAGGCAAAAGACGCTGCACGAAAGCGCGCAGAGCGTTCTCGTCAAATTCCTCGCGACAGAAAATCAAAGCAGGAATTGGTCAAGGAAATCATTGCAGTCAAGACCCGCGATGGACGATTGCAACTCATCTTCAAGGATTCTTTCAATCCAGATACTCATGAAAAAGTAGGAAAAGATGCGCTTTCAATGGAAGAAGCACAGCAAATTTCCAATGATCCAAAATTTGAACAAACCCGAGCTTCTAAACTTCTTTTTGGTGATGTGAAAGGCAAGAAGCCTTCAGATAAAAAAGAAGAAAAGAAAACAGAACGCAAAGAAGGTGGAGAAACCAAAAAAGAAGAATCTCGGGAAGAAAAGAAAGAAAGCAAGACAAAAGCAAAACGCATGTCCAAGGAAGACATTTTCAAAGCAATGTCTCAAATGGATGGAAACCAACTTGCTCAGATGCCATTGGATGTTCGGCAAGAATACTTCAAGGCCACAAGAAGACCACCAGCAAACACAGATTTCGACAATCTCAGTTATGAAGCACTGACAGTCAAGTTTGCAATCAGTCCTGTATCAAATCTTCCATACAATCAACAAGTACTGAATGCATTGATGTTCTTGGCCAAGATCAAGGCTGGTGCATCTGAGCAGGAGATGCAGACATATAATTCACTGGCACCAACTGCCACTGAATTCACCCGCAATGCCTTCAACACTGCAAGAAAAATTCTTTCACAAATTGGTGACGAATGCATTCAAAATCTAGTCTCAACAATTGAGACTGGTGGAACTCCGGTCAACTCCGAAGGTGCCGTTGACATGCAATGCGGAAACTACAAATTCAAGGTTTCTGCCGGTGGTGAAATGGCTCTTTCGACAACTCAGTTTGATCAAGGAAATAAGTCTTTCAAAGGACTCATTGCTTCGGCTTTGATGCAGACTTTGAGCAACCCTCAAATGATGCAAGCAGATCCCAAACTTGCAGAAATGATGCAAAGTGCATCACAGGAAACTACAGGCTTTGCCACATCATTGATTCCAGATGAATTGCTTGGAACAATCATGGCCGATGAATCTTTGGTTTCTGAACTGCAGAAGATCAAGTTGAAAAATTACCAAGGCCAAGACATTGGACCAATTTTGGACGGCGAAGGAAATCTAAATCCTTTGGCCTCTCTTCAAAATTACAAAAACACATGGCTTGAAAGAACAAAGGGAATGTTTAGCGGAAGCAAGTCAAGCAGCAAGTCACCGCTTCGTGCTGCCGTTGTTTCCACAATTCTCAAAGCAAATCTAAGAGGCGATGGTCTGGTTCCCCCCGAAGTGGCTCCGAATCATTTGGTCACCATCAACGGTGTGTTTCCGCTCACCGATGATTACTTCAACACGATTTCACAGCAGGCAGATATTGACATCAAGAAAGCAAAGGATGTAATAAACTCTGCAAACATTGGATCGCTTCGATCAAGATCCGCCGAGACAATGAAGAAATATAGAACCATTGTTGAGGCCAAGGAAAAAAAGAAATCTCTGAAAGACATCTTGATTGATGCAAAGACAATCAATCCAATCGAATTCATTGTCAGGGACATAGTGGATAACAATGACTTCCTGATGAATGCAAGTCTTCTTCCAGGTTTCTCACCGAAGGACTTGAATTCCGTTGAATACAACTATGTAACAATTGGCAAAAAGACAATAAAGATTCCTGTCATCACAAATGACAGAATTGCCAACCAAATGATGCAGGAATCTGCCTTGTTGGTCAACGACTGCTTAATCGAAGCCTTGACTAATAATTTTGTGCTCAAGGCATTCAGAAACATTGAGTTGATAACCGATTCAGAGCAGGCTTTGTTTGAGGACAATCCTTCCATGCTTCTTGAGTCATATGAAGATGTGATTCCTCTGAAAGAAATCTACAAGGCAATCATGGAAAAAATTCAAGAAGATCCATCAATTCTTGAAGCATTCATTCTTCAACTTGAGGAAGCCGAAAGAGACTACGAGAAGGAATACAAAAATTACCACGGAAAGCCCAAGCAAAGAAAACAAAGGGCAGCAAGAACTGCTGCCCGTGAACTTATGATCAAGAAAGGAAGAGCCAAGCGTGGTGATGGCAAGGATATCGACCACAAGAAGCCTCTTCGACGGGGTGGTTCCAAAGGCATAAATAATTTACGTGTTCGTGATAAGTCTGCTAATCGTTCTGACAACGGACACAAAAAAGGCGAAACACAGAAAAAAGGTAGTTGGGAATGATCTCCAAGAAAATAAAGTTAATAACTGAAAAAGTTTACTCTGATTCTGGCCTCGGTAAATGGTTCAACCGGGAATCCGCTGGCGGGGGTCCGGGTTGGGATCGTTACAATACTAAGGGAGAACGAGTAGGCAAGTGTGGTGATGCCAAGGAAGGTGAAGCCTATGCTGCCTGCCTCAGCCGCCAAAAGGCCGAGAAACTTGGAAAGAAAAAGATTGGGAGTTTTGTACGCAGAAAGCGTGTAGCCCAACACAAGGCAGGAAGAGGAAAGAAGGGCGAAGGCAAGAGTGGAAAGAAGCCAATCTTCGTCAAAACTGGTGTAACTGAAGTAAAGGAATGCTTTGATTACTTCTTGGTTGAAAATTCAAACCATGTAATTCCTCTCCAATTTGCTCCCATCGAAGCGCAGGAACTTCTTCCATTTGATTTGGTCATCAATGAAAATGGTGACTTCTTGAATGTAGACATGATTGAAATCACCGAAGATGGAAAGTATGAAGTTACTTTCAGCGATGAATTTGGCTGTGAGTTGAAGGAATCTTTCACTCCCGACACAACCATGGGCTTTGTAGATGTGACCGAAGACCAAGAATACAATCAACTTGACGAAATGCTTGAACTTCATGAAGAAGAAAAGAAGAAAGTCAAGCTCAATAAGATCATGCGTGGTGATGTCAAGAAATACAAAGTTTATGTAAAAAATGACAAAGGAAATGTCGTTAAGGTAAACTTTGGTGATCCCAACATGGAAATAAAGCGGGATGATCCTGCACGGAGAAAAAACTTCCGGGCTCGCCATAACTGCGACAACCCCGGTCCTCGCTGGAAGGCTCGTTACTGGGCCTGCAAGACTTGGAGCGCCAAGCCTGTCTCTGCCATGTTGAAAGAGTCTGAAGTCTTGGAGGAAGCCAAAAACAAGCCAAAGAATCCAAAGAAATGGTCATCATGTATTTCTCAAGCAAAACAAAAATTTGATGTATATCCATCAGCTTATGCTAATGCTTGGGCAGCAAAGTGCTACAAGAGCAAGGGTGGTAAGTGGAAAAAATTGACAGAAGACATTGCCGAATACGCTTTGAACAACATGAAAAACAAAATTTATAACCCAGACCTTTTTGGGTTGATCCGAAACAGAAACAGTAAAAATTAATCTAAATAGAAGAGAAGCCATGAAATTCAAACAATTACTTTCAAAAATCAACACATTGGTCGAAAATGCTCCAGAGCACACTTTCGGTGGTGGTCTTTATGTAGGAGATCCCCAAGGAGCAGGAAAAGTTTCAGCTCTTTCGGACAAGGGAACTTTCAATCTAAAACTTCCTCGGTCTATTGATGCAATCAATGCCCTTCTCCACACATTCTCAAACAGAGACTACATCGATCCAGATGGTCTAACAGGCATCGTAAAGCAAAAGTTGAATCACTTCGGTCTTGACTTCTCTTGCAGTGGACGAGTCAACGATGGTGAAAATGTATATGAACTGGTTCAATACGGAAGCCCACAACTCGGTGTTTACGGGCAAAACCCATACGATGACATCAATAAGACAGGCTTCAAGCAAGGTGATGGAATCAAGGAAAAACTTGGCCACTCATTGAATCTAGTAGTATCCATCCAAAAGATGCCCAACGGTCTTCGCAAAGTCGGAATGATGATTGTTCCAGCCGCTTCTTCTTCGTACAACAGTGACATGGCGGATTCTGATTGTGGATGTCAACACTAACTTATTGATGCAAGAAAAAATAAACTCTCTGACAGAAGAAAACTTTATTGAATTCTGTCAGAGATATTATTTTAATCCAGAATGTTCTGGAAAGAATGAGTTCGTTGATGACCTAAAAAGAGTCAAGTACATAAAAAGATTATTGCAAAAGATTCACAAACACAAGACCTTAAAGTCAATTCGTGAACGATTAATAATAAACCATCTTATAATTTTAAGAAATGTATTCGGGGACCAAAATTGTTCCCGAATTTTGTTTTTCAAGTTGGAACCTAGACTACATTCATATCTCAAATCTTTCACCGTATTTTTGGAATTTGATATTAAAAATTCACCTGAAGTAAAATACACGGATTTGAACACAGATCCCAGAGTTGACAGAAAACTCTCTCAAACAGAAAACTAAATATTTTAGATGCATCCCGGAAATCTGGTTCCTACCTTTTATTTCTATAAGTTGGCTGATGCCCTAAGCAGCCCATATACTGCTTTGACTGCTTATTCTGCAGGCATCATTGATGCACAGGGAAATATTCTTAAGCCAGAAAGCAGCATTGACCCATTTGAATATATGGTAATAAAATTAAAGAAGATCTTTGACCAATTGCCATATGGAATGACTAGGGCAAGACTTGGAAATTATATGTCAACTCTTCAAATGTTCTCAGAAGAAGTTGAACAATTTGAAATTACACAGGAACAATTTCATTGCTTGGTTGAAGGAATAATTACACAAAATTCAAATGGTGAAGTCAGTTACTTAGAACTTCTTGAAGACATGGCAACTGGTGGTGGAGCAGGCGCACTGGGTGTTCCTGCCGAAGGTGGAAACATCAATCAAGGTGGAATCTCAGGATTTGATCCCAAACTTGGTATGCCTCTTCAAAGAAGAAAGATGCCAAAGTATTTTGACAACTGCGAAGTCTTTGAAGTATGTCCTGAAGAATTTATTCAATTAAAAGCAGCCAAATCTTGGAAAGATGTTCCAGATAGCGAAAACAAGACTTATTTGCAGCGGTTTCAGAGAAGAAACAAGTCTGGAAAGATAGCAGTGAAGTCATTAAATCCGTTGAACGGAGAAAATGAACTTCACTGGATAAACTATCCTGCCAAAAATTTTATGGACTGATCAGTCCTGAATAAAGTTTTTCTTCTTGCAGCACTTTGGCTTTGTGCAAGAATTTCTTTCTCTGGCCTCGTTGATGATCTTCGTATCGGCATCTTCCCAGCCAGTCTTGTACTCCTTCCAATAAGGATCAATTGAAAAGACTGCTTGATTTGGAAGTTCACCACCATTCATACGACAACCAAAACCTTTATCATAACCTTCACCGGGCTTATATGAACTCATTTTTAATCCTTTTGATTTGGAGGAAATGGAATCATTTGAATCTGATTCAAGACTTTATCTAATGCTTTCACGTGTGCGTACTGTTCAGTAATTGCAAGATAGCCACGAATCTCAATCAACTTCATGTATTCATCTTGTGTAAAATTAACCACTGTGGATTTTCTGTTGTTTTTACGATTAGGCTTCTTAATGTTCTGTTGTCTTGCATGTTCTTTCAGCAATTCATTGATATTCAAATAGTTTGCTAAATCATCCATTCCATCGCCCTTGTTCATGTTCTCCCACATTTTGCGGAATGATTCAGAATATTTGGAATTGTTTGGAAATTTCCAATAATTAAATGGAGGATAATTGTTTGGATTGTTGGAGTCATAATCTCCATTTTGCCATTGATCAAAATCGTTATGGTCAGAGTTATTCATAGTTTCCTTTCAGGTGACATCAAAAAACTGCTCATACAAAACTTTTCCATGATTATCCGTCACGGAAAGATAACGCACATGACGAGTCAGTGCATCACTTATATTTAGGGCATCCTTTGAACCAAATGAAAGGTTCTTGATCCAAGCAGAACAACCACCCAAGGAAATTCTGACTTCATAGCCATTCATATCAGAACCATAGAAATCAAAGGTGGCCTTCTCACCATCATAATAGGTGAAGAAACAATCAATCTTATCAAACTTCTTGCGAATGTCCTCAATGGACATCTGTGTGGAATTAGCCATTCGGCAATCTCTCTTGCTTGACAGACTTAGGAAGTTGGCCAATCCGGTCAAGCTCTCGGAGTGTTCCAACCTTGGCGTTCATCAGGCTAGTAGCCCTCTTACGCTTACGAAGTTCATGGCTTCTCTTGTGCTTACGATTAGTAATGCGTTGCTTTGAATTAGGCATAGTTATAGTATATCACTTTCTCTTCTTCTTGTCAAGTTTTTTCTTTAAATCCATGTTTTCTGCCGCTAATTTTCCAGCAGCAACAGTTATTTCACGATTTACTTTTTGGAGTTCTTGGACTTTTTCTTTGAGCTTTTTGATCGTTTGTTCGTCTGACATCCAAAAATTTTCTCCCAATTTTCACAGTAAATTTTGTAGTTTACTGGCCGATAAGAATCCCCTTTTCCTGAACTCATAACAATATTATATATCACGGTCAACGAATGTCAAATCTAAATAATTTTATGAAGAACAATAAAGGTTATTATAGTTGGATTCATTCCCTCAAGCAAGCCGCCATGGAATCTCAAGCCAAAGGTGTAGAGATGATTACAGAGGCAAAGAGAGGGAAAATGGAAGCTGGTATGGATCTTGCTGCAAAGGCTCAAATTGATGCTGAAATTCGGTCAAGAGGTGAAAGAAAAGCATTGAGTGCCAGAGAATTGGCTGCTGGTGGTGACGCTGATTATGTCGCAGCAGAGGCAGGAGAAGATGAAGATGCCGATCACATTCCAGACATCGCTGATCCTGATTCTGGTAAACTTCCAACCTTTAATGTTCCTGCAACTCCAGTAACTACTCAGCACCCTGAACCAATGTATAAGAGTGCTGCAGAAGCAGAAGCAGCAGTTCGTGCCCACAATCAAGCACGACATGGCCACCTAACACAAAAGGCAGCAGATTTTGCTGGAGCAGTTCAAGCAGGAAGAGAAACCGCACAAGAAGCTAGAAAAAAGGGTATGTTGCCAAAGAGCGTAAAGTCTGCAGTCAAAAAGAGAATTGAAGATTATAAGGCATCAAAAAAGGCAGAACGCGAAGAAGAAGCCCCTGAAAGATTTGAAGAAGTAATTACTCCAGAGGGTCATCGTATGCACATGCCCATGGAATCAGTTAATGATAAGATCAATAGATTCTTGAAAGATTAAGCGTCGGGATTCCCGATATCTCGGGTCCATTCCCATTCTTCCCAGATTATTTGAGCAAAATCGTCGCCCTTATTATGGCGACGATTTTCTATTTCAGCCATTCCGGGAGCGGAGATGGGGGCTTCAAGTTCCCATGAATACCAATACCACTCTCCGGGATCTAGTCTCCTGTTCGTAACTAGACACCGGATTTCTCTAGACATAAATCAGTTCAAGGTATATACGTTTGCACCAGAAATTGCTGTGACGGCGTAAACATTCATTGGAAAAATTTGTGGTCCTGCGGCTGTTGCTGCAGCAAAATTTAATCCTAAGTTAAAAGTTCCACCTGAACTATTGAATGCCCAAGCAGTTAATCCCGGTGTACCAGTTGTTGGAACTACCAACAAACCCTTGTGCTTTGCTAATTGTGTTACGCCAGCAGTTACTTGTGATGCTTGTGAGTATTTGTCGTACATGTTACAAATATTTAGGTTGATTTTATAGTCACATCTTTCATAGGCAAAGAAGTCCAGAAGGGCTGCAAATGTTCGGGTCCTGTGGCAAATCCAACCATCCAAACACATCTTTGAACTCTCCCAACGATTTGGTTCACGCCCACATGATAGGCAGCACCCTCTTCGTATTGGTCAATTTTGACCTTGAAAGATGTCTTGGATTCCACTTCCTGAATAAATTTTTCAAGATATTCAGGATAGACTGGCTTGACAATTTTAACAGGCTTATTTGGCTTACGCTTTGGCTGTGTTGATTTTTTTCTATATCTTGTCATAAATGCGTATACAGGGATTTGAACCCAGACGGCCAGAATGGAAATCTGGCATGCTACCGTTACATCATATACGCTACTAAATATTTACATGAAAAAATTAAAAGAAGGCAATCTTTACAATGTTGAGCAATCCGTGACTCCCGGAACCGGAACAAATGCTACCAAAGTTGGATTGGCTGCTTGGAACCGTGATATGAGAAAACAGTTGATGCAAAAATTGAAGCATTATTCACCCGACCAAATAGAAAAAATAATAAACGCTACTTTTGGGGACAACATTTAAACTCCAAGCGTCTTTCTTAGTTTTGTGTCTCTCTTGAAATACGAATCAAACCTTGAGACAATCTTTTCCTTTTGGGAAAGAAGTTTGTTGTATTCCTTGGTGCTGGATTTGTCATTGGTTTCACAGCGCCCAATGTGCTTCATCGTCTCACCGTACTCATAAATCAACTCTTCAAGTTCTCTGTTGTTCATGGTCTAAATAGTATAGCAGCGAATAGAGGTTGGTCAAGCAATTCATGAAACACCCAAATCAATCATTTATTGACAACTTTAATAGACCAAACCAGGGGCCAGAAGGAGTTCCAACCTATCGCTATACTCAAAAATTTATAGAAAAGAAAAGAAAACAAAAGTTTGAATATTTTGTTGAGTCTTTGAATAATCCCAAACCAAAGACCAATACTCTTGCACAAGAAATAAATCGAATCTTTTCTTACAATACTCTCGCAAAAAATACGAATAAAACTTTGTTAGAAACCAAGCAAAGTGTTGGTTCGCTGCCACAACAGTTTAATTACAATGGTTTGTTGTATGCATTCAATCAAGAATTGAATATGTACGTCAATCAACATGGACATGCAATTTCAATTGAGCAAGCCACGGCTTTCATGGAGATGGCACAACTTGAAGAAGTTGGTTCATTTGCATCAGAATCCGATACGGATGGTGGTGCAATTGCCCTTCCTTCGGTTGTTCCGGGACCACCAGAAGCACCTACTGGATTGACTGCTATGAATATAAATATTGAAGGTGTAACTTTATCTTGGCAGGATAATTCTACAACAGAAACAGAATTCAAAATTTATTATAGAACAGAAGAATAATGCCTAATCTAAATCCAATTACATTAGATCAAATCGACATTGATGGAAATACTTTTACTTTGGGTGCTACTCTTCCAGGTACAATTACGACTGGTGAAGTTATTACAAATATTACCGGATTAAATCCGGGTATCAGTTATTATTTTTCTGTAGTTGCTTTTAATGATTCATCTGGATATTCGGGCTGGGCAGGTCCAATTGTTGTTTACATACGACCAGAAGTCAGAACAATAATTAATGCTTATTCTTGGACTTGGCCACATTCTCCCTTATACACAACAGCATATGGTGGAGATCCATTTATACCCATAAGCCAATTCTCCAATACTCAGGAGAATTTATTCTATCTAAGCAACAATAGTTATATAACTCCTATTTGGGCTGCTGGTAATTTTACTTCAGCAAATTCTAGTTTGAGTAAATTCACTGGAATAACGCCACCTTTTCCGGGTGCAAATGTTACCGCGATACACATCAAAACCGCTGGATATTTTAATTTAAATGAAAAAATTGAAAATCTTACGCCGGGTGTAACATATAATTATTCGTTCTATCACTATGTGGAAGGATTGACTGGGGATCTTTCATATAGAATTGATCACGCTTTAGGTTTGACTACTTATATTAGACAAATTGAACCAGTTGATCAAGGTAATTTTGGTCTTAGTGAAGATAATCCAACAAATACGATTAGATATGTCACATATCCAACGGGTGGAACTGGTTGGAAACGATTTGTTGCACAGTTTGTTACTAATCCGGGACAAACTTATGGGAACTTTTCCTTATTCAGTTATTCTACTAATGGTTCTAGATTGGGAACAGCATATGTTGCTGCACCACAATTAGCAATTGGTTCTACTGCTGCTCCATTTGTAGCAACTACTGTAATTTCAAATTGGCAAGGTGTGTGTGCAGATGATGATAAATGGTTGGCTTTTGGTGATTCTTATGGCTTAACTTACATTGCCCCCACGATTAATCCAACTCTTGAGTTAGGTATTGCGCCAAATAATTTGATTTATGGTGAAGGTTTTTATGGAAGCAACACAGTACAAAGAACTTCCAAATTGCTTAAAGCACTTCCACAAAACAAAAGAGCCATATTGCCTGGTTATTTCTTCTCCGATGATACTTGGTATTACTATGAAGATTCTTTAAATTTTGCAAGTGGTAATTGTTACACATTCTTTGAAAATTATTATGATAGAATTGATTCAGATCAAAATTATCCCTCTATTTGGCCATTTGCTGGTGTCAGTTATGGAAAAGGAATATGGAATTCCATTTTAACATCCTTGGCAAATACTGGTGCTACATTTGATTATTTAATCAGTAATGCAGAGATGTACGGCAATTATGGCAATTATAATTGGAATACTCCGGGTTTGACAACTGCAATGTCATCAGGTGGGAAAGGTTCATATTATTATGATTCTTATAGAGGTTTAACTTCTTGGAATGATTGGTTGATTTCCTACGGAGCAACAATTGCCAATGTCATGGGTGCCAATGATGCTGATGGAAATGCAAAAATTTATGAAGGTTGGTCTAGTGGTAAATTGGATTTTGCAGTATGGGACATGATCAATCGTGCTCATGAGTTAAGAGCACTTGATGCCATATTTGAAGGAACTACGGCTTATTATCCAAATGCAGTATTGGCTGAATATGAATGGTCTTACATAACGGATGGAAATCCAATTGATGGACCAGCAAATATAGCTGGTAATCCAGATTTTTGGCAATATTACTTTGGAAATGCGTCAGCACCACAGTTGTATGGTTGGATGAGTGGTATTGTTGTCAATTCAGGTATATGTGGATCAAATCCTTCATATCTTTATTTTGCTCCAAATAGTGCTGGTGGAGCAGGGCCTCCAAATTTTGGATTGGCTCCCGGTGATACAAGACCACAAAAGAATGCTTGGACAAGTTTTGTAATGGGTCTTCAAGCGGTCAGAAGTTCGAAGAGAGCACGACCAAATCTACAAATAACTCCTTGGATTGCTTCAGTTAAATTCCCAGGACAAGATGCACAATATCCCGGAGGAAGTGCAGATAGACCACAAATTGGATTTGCAGACATTAATGTTGGTTATAATGCTCAACAAGGTTTGACTTTAAATGTTGCTGGTGGAAATAGTGCTTATTATTATGAAATGATTCGTCATGCTGCGCTATCTGGAGTAAAGGGATTCCTATATTGGAATACATCGTCCTTTATAGATTATAGAATAGATTCCGATCCAAATTCAACTGTAAATTCTTCTCTTGTTAAATTTGCAAACAATCAAGGTGGTACTTATTTCATTGAAGACATGCAAAATTTAAATTCTGTGCTCAATGACGTAAATGATAAACTTGGTGGATTCACACTCACAACTGCTGATACAAGTAGAATAAGTTGGTTGGCTCCTTATCTTGCATCAGGAGCCCCCGGACCAAATGGTGTCACTTGGTGGTGGAGAATTACGACAAATCCCGGAAACACCACGTTTGTCAATGGACAAACATTGTCTGTTGCTAATAATAATATTGTCGGAACTTGGGTTTCGACTACCGGGCCAACTTTGGCTGGAATAAGTATCACATACACCTAAATAAGAATAGACCATGGATCCAAGAATAATTCGCCAATATCTTGCAGGTATTCAAGGAGCCAAAAATCCTTTTCTCATGGAAAATTCTCGTTTTCTGGGAAATCTTCCAGAAAACATTGTGTACAATGGTCTTCTGTACACCTATAATCTCCGTGAAAATGCTTTCATAAACCAATTTGGTCATAAAATTGATCCAAGCGCTGCTCCAGCATTCATTACGGAAGCCAAGGCATTCGAACAGCAGAACTTGGCTATCTTGGATATTTCTTCAAGTTCTTCTGACAATAGTTCTTCACGACCCACTCCAGAAAGTGGAGCAGAAAAACCCCAAGGATTAATTGCAAATCCGGATAATACTAAAGATCCAACTACTGGTATTATCATTACATTCACAATTAATGATCCTGATAAGGCAGACTCTTTTATCCTTTTCCGTGCAACAGATCCAAAAGGACCCTTTACTCAAGTTAAAACTGAACCAAATAAATTTACAACAGCCTTTATTGATGATGGTTTGACTCCAGGTACTACTTATTATTATCAAGTTGCTGCCGTATTGGATGGTAAGCAAGGACCAACATCTGATGTTGTATCCACAACTACAGATACCGTTAAACCACCTTCAATTGGTATTACAGCACCTAGTGGATTAACTGCAACTTCAATTGCACAAAATAGAGTTGATCTTTCTTGGACTGACAATTCCACAAATGAACTTGGATTCTATCTATATCAATCCTTGAATGGTTCATCATTTACTTTGATCGAAGGATTAGTTGCTGGAGCCACAACAGCCTCTGTAAAGGGACTTTCTCAAGACAGCAATTATTGGTACCGAGTACAAGCATTTGCAACCGGAAGCACATCTGCATTCTCCAATACTGTTGCACTACGAACTCTTCCAACAATTCCAACTGCTCCCAGCAATCTTTCATTGCTGATTGGTGGAACTTCACAAATTCAGGTTTCTTGGCAAGACAACTCAAATAACGAACAATTCTTCAATCTTTTCCGATCTACAGATGGCGTTTCGTATCCATTCGGAATCACGCTTCCAGCAGGTTCTACAACATACTTGAATACAGGTTTGAGTGCTGGAACCACTTACTTCTACAGAATAAATGCCGCAAATACAGGAGGAACTTCAGGCTTTGCAGGACCAACATCTGCAACCACTCTTCCAACAATTCCAACTGCACCGTCAAATCTAAGATTTACCAATAGAACAACAACAAGATTGGATTTGGCTTGGAATGACAATTCCAACAATGAATCTGGATTCTTGATTCAATCTTCATTGACTGGTGTTACCTATACAAATTTAGATACTGTTGGTGCTAATGTAACTGGTTATGAAGTCAGGGGATTAAATGTAGGAACAACCTACTTCTTCCAAGTTGCTGCATTCAACGCAGGAGGAACATCATCCTTCAGTGGAGCAACTTCATGGCAAACCTTGCCAAATGCACCTGCAACACCAGCATTTACATCAATTCTTGCTGGATCATCAACACAAATTAATATAAATTGGACAAATGTTGCAAATGAAACTGGATATAACCTATATCGCTCATTGAATGATGTAAGTTATACTGGAATCACAACATTGGGTTCTGATGTAACTGGCTTCACCAACAGTGGTCTATCAGCAGGAACAACTTATTTCTATAAGATTGAAGCATTCAATGTGGGTGGTACTTCTGCTCTATCGGGTGCAACAAGTACAATTACCTTGCCAGCAGGAACAACTCCATCTGCCCCATCAGGATTCACTGCAATATCAGCGACAAGCAATTCAGTAACTCTGCAGTGGACAGACACATCTACCAACGAAGATGGATTCCTGATCTACTACAGAGGAATAACCTGAAATGTCTAGTGTATTCTTTAATGGGAATACCTACACTTTTGGAGCCACAGTTTCGGCAAATCCGGGAACTGGGACAACTTCATATATTTTTGGTGGGTTGAGTTCAGGAGAGACTTATGGTTTCATTCTAAGGGCATTTAATGGGTTTGGGTTCTCAAATTTTGTGGGACCAGTTACAAAAGTAACATTATCAGAAATTCCTGAAGAACAAAGAACTATAATTGCTGCTTTTGAATGGGATAGTCCATATGAAATAATAACACCATATACCAAATATATCGATCCAACACCAATAAATAATACAAACTTATTGATTTCAAGCACCAATTTAACACCAACACAAGCAGGTGGAACCTGGTGGAATACGGATGGTAATAGTCCAGTAACACCACCCATGTCTATTACAACTGGACATACTGCCCCAGATGGCTCAACAACGGCATGGGCATTCCAAAGCAGTTCAAATACTGGATGGAGTGTAGCAAGAACCGTATATCTAGAAAAAGGATTTACATATTATCTTTCATTCTATTACGATCATTCAAGGGGAAATACAGGAAACATATCATATCCTGCCATGTATTGGGATGGAACTGATATTGTTGGGATACAGTCTGTATCAAGACAACAAATTTTGCCTGTAATTGGTACAATGACAACGTCATCAGAAACTGCACTACCTGGAACATCTACTGGTTGGACCAGATATGCCTTCCAATTCTACACTTTATATGGAGAAGCAACAAGATTGAACATTGGTGGTTTATTTAATATTCCAAGTGGAAATGCTTTAGGTGTTTCAAATGGTATTCGTTATTATTGGGGACCACAATTAGAAAAGGCAACTTGATAGGAACATAATATGTCAACAGGACCAACATTTTATTATCCAACTACTGATCAGCCTTACTCAAGAATATTACCAGCAATCAAATATTATTATGACAATGCAGGGAACACTGTTTATGAAGTTGGATTTGATAAACGATTAAATTTTTGTTTAGATTCAAGTAATACTTATACAGCACCATTTGCAGATTTTTCCGGAGGAGGTTTGGCTGGTCAATTTTTTGGTGTTGGTAATAGAAGGGGAATTACACTTTCAGACCCAGCGTATACAACAATTGAACTTTTTAAACAATTTCCTAAAGGAAAAAGGGCCACACAACCTTTTTTGTTTAATACAACAACTTTGTGGCAATTTGCAGATGATGCTACCTCTCGTCCAGGTAGTTCATTGAATATGTATGATTCAAATGGTAATCAAATTACGAAATCCAATTCAACTTGGGGTTTTTGGCCTGATGCTGGCATCTCATTTACAAATGCTTGGGCTGATTTAGTATTCAGTAGTATGGCAGATGTAGGAGCCACATTAGATTATCTAATGATAGATAATGAAATGGTAATAGTGGATTCTTCTGTTACCAATTCAATAACAGGAGCAACTTTATTCAATCAATCTTGGAGAGGTTTGTCATCTTGGTTAGAATATTATTTATTGGAAGGTGGGAAGACTTCTTATGATTTTTCAAATACAACTCAAGGATTCATAAACAGTTCTGCATGGAGTGCTGCTTGGAATAGAATCAAAAATAAGGCAATGAATGATGCGTTTGTTCCAGCATTGACTACTTATAATACTGAAGCTGTTGTGAGTGATTACATGGAATATGTGTATCCATACACACCGGGATATACTGGATTGTATATTTTAGGAGAATATGGTACTCCTGAAACAATAACACATAGACTTCCAGCTGGAAACGGAACATCTCCTGTTTTATATGGATGGTTTTCTGTCGGTCCTGTTGCAGACAACGTAAATTTTGGTCAAAGAACACCTGCTGTTTATTATTATGATCCAACAAAAATTATGCGATATGGAACGTCGTATGAAGATTCTCAGTTTGACAAATATTTTACACTTGGTCCTTGGAGTAGTTTTATTTCTTGTGTTTCTGAAATGAGACAAGCAAAATGGGGAGCACCACACCTTCCAGTAACTCCATGGATTCCTTCGCCTTGGCAAGCTGGACAATATAATTTTGGAATCGGTACAATATATAAAAGAGAAACTGCATCAAGCACATTCCCTTGGGGCAAAGATCTTGGAGTTGATCAAATGCCAGTGGAAATTGGCCACAATCGTTGGAGATTTAGATTAATTAATACCGAGACAGGTGGATTTACTGGGCCAACTGGATTAACAAATGGAATTAGAATAACAACGCAATCTAGTAGTCAAAAATTGTTATCGTGGATTTATAATGGAATTACAAGTGGTACAACATACGTATTCTCTTATTATATAAACACATCCAGTGGAAATACTAATTTTAATTTTGGTGTTAATAATTTTAGAAGAACACACTATAACAAGCCTACCGGAATAACATTTTATCAAACTTTACCAGCTGCAACTGGACCATTCTATTCATTCACTACTGGTGGAATATATTATCCTTCTGGAACCTCAAATTGGACTCAAGTTCAATATGAATTTTCAGTTCCATCTGATGATCCTTTGAATCCAACATTTAATCCAACACTTGAGGTAACTGTATTTGAAGATTCAATAACAAGTTCTGGAATGACAATGTTTATTACAAATCCAACATTTGAAATAAAGGGAATTACTTTAAATACTTCAGTAATAGACATAACATCGATTTTGTCAGAAGATAATCAAATTATAGGAGCAAATAGTGCACCATGTGGTTTTGCGGTTTGTGAAAAGGGTTACAACCCACGACAAGCCATATATAATGCTGGTAATAGAGGTAATAGTGCATATTTATATGAATTAATTCGTCATTGCTGTTTGCTGGGAGCAAAAGCATTTGGGTGGTTCAATTCATTTTCTTTTGTAGATAATTCATATGATGGAGCACGATCATACGGATTTAATGGTCAAAATGCGTTAGATGCAGGAAAACAAAAAATTGCAATGACAAAAGGATTCACCGGATTCCTTGAAGATTATAAATTAATGAATGAAACCTTAGATGATGTTCATGAAAAGATAAAAGGGTTTACACTAGCAACCGCTGGTTTGGATGAACGTTGGAATTGGTCACTACCATATCATGCCTCTGCTGCACCAGATACAAGAGGTCAGACATGGTGGTGGAGAATTACTGTACAAAATGGATACACACTTTATGTTAATGGAATGACTTTGCCAACAGCAAATGGTGAAGTTGGGTTGTGGTTGGGTACAACTGGTCCAACATTGGCTGGAGTAAATATAACACACACAGAACCTATTCCACCACCAGAACCAACAGGAATAACCGCTCTTAGAGAATTTAATTTCTATCAAATGAATTCTTTGGCTGATTTGACTGGAAATTCTCTGTCCTTCAGTCGTGGATCATCTGCATCATTTATTGGTGCAAGTGGATTCTTAGTAACTGTAGGTTCAGGGCAACCTCGTTTCCATTATGATCCAGAAACATTAAGACCAAGAGGAATTTTGCTAGAGCCATCTGTTGCAAATCAATTAAACTGGAGTGAATCCTTTGCTTCAACTGGCGGTTCTCAAAACAACTGGATTGATACAAATCTTACAAGAATAACAGGAAACACATCACCATCAAATGATCTATCTGCAATAAGATTTACGGCTACAGGAGCAAATGCCACATTGCTGTCTACAAATGCTGTTGGAAATACAACAGATGATAAAGTATTGAGTATATGGTTGAAAGGAATTACAGGAAATGAGAGTGTTCAATATACTGTTGACGGTGGAACATCTTGGAATAATATTCCAAACATAAAAAATTCTTGGAACCGATTTGCATTTGGGCCAATATTCAATGGTGTATGTTTCTTCGGACACCATGTTGGTTTCCGCCTAGGTAATACTAATGATTCCGTGATGATATGGGGAGCTCAATTAGAAAACTTCGTTTATCAACTTCTTGGAAATGGTTTTATAACAGGTAATAGAGTTGATCCAAGTTATTATCTTCCTTTAGAAACATCTTACATAAAAACTTTGGGTTCGACAGTTACAAGAAATGCCGATTCATTGACATTCCCAGCAGCAACTGCGTGGCTTGGAAACACCTATGGAACCATAATAATTGAATCAGAAAATGTAAGTTTTGATAATAGTATACAGTTTGGTTTAAATACACCAAGTGGAATCTGTGGTGGTGGTGCGATAACTCTTGGTCCAAATAATAGTGGATTTAGATTTGATTTAAATGATAGAAGATTTGGACCAAATGTTCAATCTGTAAATACAGTAGGAAACTGTCTTACTACAAGAGCTGGCGCAGGACCAAACACACCATACAAATATTGTTGGGGATGGTCTCCAATAGGATTTAAGGTTGCTTCTAATTCAATCATTAAAACTATTCCTTACGCTTTGGGGTGGGGAAATCCACTTTCATTTACTCCACCTTCATGCACAATAAAATCAATTAGATCTTTTGATAGAGTATTTGAGGATTCGATTTTAAGACAATTTGCAATGGGTGGAGTAACCCAAATCGGATGGTTGAACAATGGAGACGGTAAGTTAAAACCAGTTACGTACTATACTTAAAACAATAATAGATAAATAACTTAGAATGTCCTATATAATTTTTGAAGGCAACACCTACACATTTGGAGCAACAGTCTCGGCAAATCCGGGAACTGGGACGACTTCTTATGTCTTTGGTGGATTGAGTTCTGGGTGGACTTATGGGTTCATTATTTGGGCTTTTAATGGGTTTGGGAATTCAAATATTGTTGGACCAGTTACCAAAGTTACTTTATCTGAAATTCCAGAAGAAATAAGACCAATGATTGGTGCTGCTTCATGGGCTTGGCCACATTCCAGATTAAATAATTCTATTACAATAGGTTCTGGAAGTGAATTAAATTTAATACCTGTAAGTGAAGATATGAGCAATCGTTCCTATTGGTCATATCCCACTCAAACTTCTGCATTAGGTGGAAGTGTTAAAGGAGCAACGATGACAACAGGATTTACTGCTCCAGATGGGACAAATACTGCATTTAAATATGAATTTGGAAATACTTCTGATTCTGGATATAGGACGATTACTCCATTATTAAATATAACACCAATTTATGGTGGTACATATATTGCTTCAATTTATGTCACTGGAACAAATTATGGAGCAACATCTTGGAATACTAATTTTTATACTTTAGTTTCTGGTAGTGCTTTAATGCCAGGATATCAGCAACAGATATTACCAACAACAGGAACTAAAACCACATCTACACAATTAAATATTAATTTTTCTGGATATTGTGGAGCAACGTGGAATAGATTTGCATGGGTTCTTTACATAGACCCATCATCACCGGGATTTAATTCAACATTAGGATATATAGACACAAGATATTGGAGTTTTATGCGTCCAACAGCAAATGCTGGACAAATAGGAGAAATGTATCTTTGGGGACCACAATTAGAACCCGTGGATGTAATAATTCCAGGTTTTACGGGAGAATCAGAGTAACATGGCAGAAACACTAGCACCATCAATATACACGGCAACTACCCTTCAAGGGGCATTAGAACCATTTTATGCTGTTCCCTATCAAATCTATAGAGATGCAGACGGAAATACTTTGTATGAAACATCAATCACAAAAGTGATTGAATATGCAAATAGTCCGGGAATGACTTATTTGGGTCCATTCATAAGTGGAATAAATCCTTGGTTTTTTCAAACAACAGCCCCAGGCCCAACGGCTATTAATACTAGATTTATTGGTTTAACTTCAGCCCCAGTTTCAGAGGAATCTTATTATGTAATGAAAAATTTATCGGAAGGAAGAAGGGGTGTTTTAGGTGTTGCTATGATTTCCGGAACACCACCAGGATTCAATCAATTTTTTGAAGATAGAATACTAGAACCATCATCATCTACAAATAGAACTTACTATAAACAAGATTGGACGACAACGACATCCACAGGTGCTCTTTTTAGTATATGGCCAACAACAGGAGTAAGTTCAGTTGGATCAATATATAAGACTTGGTTGCAAAGTGCATCAAATACAGGTGCTACCGTAGATTACATAATGACAGATACTGAAAATTTGGGTGAATTTCAAGATTATATTGAGATAGCATCACGAAGAACAGCATTAATTGGAAATACTCAATTTTTTAATCCTTGGCAAGGCATTTCATCCATTTGGGATTATTATCAATATGCTGGTGGAATTACAATAACAGGAACAACCTACGATTCTGATGCTTGGAGATACGCAAAAGAAAGATATAGAGGACATCATTGGAAATTGGCAGTAGCTGATCCTCTGCAACAAGTATTTCCAAATTCAATGATGTCTAATTATGACTTTTATGAAGGTCTTTCAAATGATGAAACTTATGATCAAAATTCATGCACATATGACGGAAGAGTCGATATAGAAAGATCCGTTGCAGGAAATGCATCATCTCCAGTACTTTATGGATGGGTTAGACAAGCTGCAAGACCAGAAAATGAAACTCTTTCAATTGTTTCAGTTGTTTCAGATTTTTATCGCACAAAATTAATAACAAGAGAACAAAGACAAACAATTTATTCATCGATAAGATCACCTTTTGATAAAATATTCCGTCTTGGTCCTTGGACCAGTTTTATGTTTGCATTGGCTGAGTTAAGGGAAGGAAAAAGACATCGACCAGATCTTCCCTCAAATCCTTGGATTTCAGATGCATTGACTACAATGGACACTGCTTTTGCACTTACTCCTATATTTGATAGATCGACTTCAGGAAGTCCACCCGAAGTTCTTCATAACTCTTGGAATAGATTAAATTTTCCACGTGCAAATTTTAGAACAAACTTAGCCGATTATGCAGGTTCATCGACTGCAATAAGCATGAATAATGTTGGTATGAATGGTGTTGTAGCATCGGTGAATAATGGAATTTATTACCGTTACAATATAACTGGAATAACCTTTGAAGGAAATACTTCAACAATACAAATCAATACAATAGGAACAACAGGTGTCACTGCTGCTTTGGCACTTTACATGAATAATATTACATCTGGTGTGACTTATGTTTTTTCTTATGAAATTGACTTAGATAGAGGATTTACTGGGGGTCTTTCCAGATTCATTCTTTGGAATACAACAGATAATATCTATTTTGCTCCATGGAGACCAACTTCAACTACAAATCCAACAGGAATTACATATCAACAAATTTTACCAGTAACTTCATCATTTGTAAACAGAGAATCTACAATTGGTTATACAAGTGGTGATTCTGGTTGGACAAAAGTTGCTTGGAGATTTATTGGGCCGTCAACACCTAGAGTTGGAATGAATCTATATTATGCTCCTAATTCAGGAACAACATCTGGTGGTTATACGGCTTATTTAAGAAATCCCACATTAATAATAGAATCTTCTGGTGCAACGGTATCTATAAATCCCTTTGATTCTAGATATTATCCAACAACAAGCAATACTTTATTTGAATATGCTTTTAATGGTTTGACTTCTGGGATTACTTATGTTTGGTCATATTATAATCATATAAACAATTCAACAGGACTGACTTTCTTTGGAAATCAACAAAGAATAGATCATTTAAGTTTATCAAAATATGGTTTGACAAATGGGATTACCTTTTACCAAACTCTTCCTGTAACAGGTGGTCCACATCATATTTCAGGAAATATAAATTATAGTTCTAGTACTGGTTGGACAAAATTTGAATGGGAATTTTTATTACCACCAGATACAACTTCACAAGAAATTCTATTCAATCCTACTACTAGGCTTTCTACAGTTTATAATTCAAATTATTATTATTCACTCACGGATGCAAGTAGCAGAGAATATTTGGCAGGTATAACTGCCTTTTTCTCTCATGCTGAATTTGGAACAAGAAGTGGAACGGGAATAAGTTCTTACAATACCCGTCAATTTTTAGATGAATACAATCATGGTTTTAAGAATTCTGCTTCAGGTTTACTTTGGAATACTTCTGCCGGAATTGGAATAGGACATGCTACAAAAGGATACAATGAAAAAGAAGGCATGTATTATACAGACTACGGTGGAAATTCTGCATATTATTATGAACTAGTAAGACATGTTTGTATGCATGGAACAAAGGGAATGGGTTTCTTTCCAATAGGAAGTATGCGTGATTATGGTGTAACTGGAACCTATTCTACTGGTCGTGCTCAAATCAGTTCGGGAAGAAATATTTATTTACTTTCAGGAAAAACAACTTACATACCAATTTTTTCTAAATTCAATGAAGTCATGCAAGAAATACATGACAACATAAAAGGATATACACTTACATGTCATACAGATTTAATTGATTGGACTTTACCTTATGTTTATAGTGGTGTACCAGATACAAAAGGAAATACTTGGGTATGGAGATTAACGGTAAAACCGGGATATACTTTATATTGCAATGGAAATACTTTAAGTGCATTTACTAATCCAGGGATGTGGATTAAAACACCCGGATCGTGTTTTGGTGTCGTTAACATTTCAACAGAAATTTGGCCTCCACCTATAACACCACCTGATATTGGTCCAGTGTCAAAAGAAATAAATTTTTTGACAATGAGCAATATAAGTGATTTGACTTCTGCTGGTTGCACATTCAGTCGCGGAAGTACGGCAACATATATCGATTCAAATGGAAAAGTTACCACCGTTGGTCCAAATGTACCAAGATTTGAATATTTTGCGGATACTTTACAACCACGTGGATTACTACTGGAAAATGCTGCTACTAATTTAATAAATTGGAGCGAGGCTTTTGCATTAACTGGTGGATCCCAAAATAACTGGGTTGAAACAAATTTAACACGAAGTTTGGGTAATACGGCTCCATCAGGTATTACTAATTCAATTAGATTTACAGCAAACAGTTCTAACGCATCATTGATGTCAAGCACTGCTGCAAGTGGTTCCACATATGCTGCATTTAGTATATGGATTCGTGGAATCACTGGAAATGAAAATGTTTTCTATACTTTAAACAATGGAATAACATGGTCTGGAATTTCTGGAATTTCTAATAGTTGGCAAAGATTTGGATTTGGACCAGTTACGGTCATTCCTCAAGTTGGCATAAGAATTGGAAATACAGGTCAAGCAATTGAACTTTGGGGCGCTCAAGTTGAGAATAGAACATTCTCAGATTATGCGTGGAATTCTTTTGTTAATAATCCATATACATCATACATAAAAACCGATGCAAATATTGCATCAAGAATGGCAGATATTTGTAATGTAGAAGGAATTAGTTTTAGTTCTTGGTTTGGTTCTACTTATGGTACAATAGCCTTTGAAAATGAACGCTTGCAATTAAAAATAACAGGAACTGGATCAAACAATTTTATTAGTTATCAACCTTATGATGAAAGACGGGCTCTATTACAATTCAATAGTTCAGCATATTCGTTGTCAGATAATACAATAGATCGATCATTATACGATTCGCTTTTATTTCCTTTAAATACTCCTACTAAATTTGCATACACATATTCTCCTATGGGGTGGCAATTCTGTCAATCATTCAATTATTCCTACAGCGGATCTGTAAAAAGAACTCCAATAATAGAAGGAGCAAATAAAGTTGAATTTAGAAATAATATCAATGGATTTGCTTCTGAAGGTCATGCTCGTAAATTCCAGTATTGGAATTATTCGGCCACTGAATCTGAATTAAAACAACTTGCAAGATCTGAAATACAAAACTATGGAGTATTTAATCCTCACGACAGAGTAATTTGTTAATACTGGAACTACCTATGAAAAAAACTTATAAAGTAGAATTTGAATTTATGAAAGATAACATGTCTCATTTTCAAATCATATTTGTTTACGGTAACTATGATATTTTATCTGACATGAAAAGAATTTTACTAAAATATGCAGAAATGCAAAAAATTTTTAATGTAAAAAAAATCATTGAAATGCCTGAATTCTGGAATGATGAAGATGACATTAACATAGAAAATTTAGATTCTTGGTTTATTGATATGCTTAATATTAAAGAATAAATATCTTCATGATCGTCAAAAGAGGAAATAAGTTCGTTGTAATGGATTCCGAAGGAGAAAAAGTCCTTGGAACCCATGAAACCAAACAACAAGCAGAAAAGCAATTAACTGCTATTCATATTTCCCAAAAGAAGAGAAAATCACTCAAAGAGTTTCTTGAAGAAACTTCTCAACTCACTCTACAATACCACGACCAATTGAATCCAAATCTTTGGGAAAACAACAAACTAAAAGAAGAAGTCAGAAACAAACTTCTTCAAATAGCCGATGTGTGGACAAAGTTTGCAAAGATTCCTTCAGAAGCTGTTGAGGATGTATTGGTTGTTGGAGGGAATGCAAACTTCAACTATACACCCTATTCTGACATAGATCTCCATATTCTCGTAGACAAGTCAAAGATTGCAGACTGCCCAGAAATACTTGATGAATACCTCAAAGACAAGAAGCAACTCTGGGCACACTCACATGACATAAAGATCTACAGCCACGATGTCGAAATCTATGCCCAAGACATCTCAGAGCAAGTTCCAGCCAATCAAGGCTCTTATAGCCTAACACAGAACGAGTGGTTAAACGAACCCAAGCAAGAAGAAGTAAATTTGGAAGATCCTGAAATTTCATTGAAAGTCAATGAACTTATTAACAAAATTGAAGGTATGATTTCTTCTAAGGCAAGTGACGAATCTTTCACAAAATTGAAGGAAAAGTTTCGTACAATGAGATCTGCTGGCCTAAAGAAAGCAGGAGAATTTTCAGTTGAAAATTTGGTATTCAAGGAACTTCGAAACCGTGGATATTTGGATAAAGTGAATGATTATATTCTAAGCACACAAGACGAAAATCTAAGCCTTAAAAATTAATAAATAATATTATGAGCGACTTAAACAGAGATCTAATCGAACAACTACTTCAACGCATCGACCTTCTTGAGAAGGAAATGAAGCATCACAAGAAGAAGAAAAAGATGGCCGACAAGGATTACGACAAGGACGGAAAGGTAGAGTCTTCAGAAGACGAATACCTAGGTTCAAGAGATCGTGCCATCAAGAAGGCCAAGGGAGAAAAGATTGAAGAAGCCCTTGACAGAATCGGTGGGAATGTAAATAATAACAGCCCAAGCATTCGTTCCTTGGCAAGCAAGATTGAAAAATCAGATTTGGTAGAAAAAGTAGTGAACAGACTAGATGAAATGAATGGCATGAACAAAAAGTCTATCAAAGATCACGGTACAAAAGTTCAACTTTCAGAAAATTTGATATTTGGTGGATTCCCTCGCACCAAGTTGAATGAACAGTCTGCCAATTTACATCAAGAACTTGAAAAACATATGTCTGTCATTGGAAGACATGGACAAATGTTACACGATACAGATAATCCAAATAGATATAAATTTGGAAAAATTTGGTCTGCATTTAGTCAAGGAAAATTTGATAACGCTGATGAATTAATCAAAATGGGGGCTGATGCAGAAGCAATTGGTAACTACATCAAGATTGCGACTTCTCCGGAATATAAAGAACATATGGCAAAAGTGCGTGCTAATATTTCTCCAGAGTCAATGGGATACGGTGCTCCGGGATCTCCATCAAGACTAACCGGGGACTAAATAAAGTACAAGGCAAACAATGGACCCATATATCAAACATCTCAACGAACTCGTCTACACCGTTCAAGCCCTCACAGAGGAACTTGAAATCGCCTATGATATCATCGACAATCTCTTTGAAGATGAAGATTTTGATTTAAACGAAGAAGTTCTTCTTGAGAAGAAGAAGTGGATTCAAGCAGCCATTGAGAAGGAAGGGTCACTCCGCAAGACTCTCAAGACCAAGGAAGGAAAGAACATTCCTGTATCCAAACTTGAGAAGGCTGCACAAAAGAGTGGCAAGACTGGCAAGAGAGCCAGACTTGCACTCACCCTCCGCAAATTGTCCAAGAAGAAAAAGAAAGACTAATACCCTAGGAAGAGTATTCTTAGGCCGACAACCCCGTGAAGTGCGGGGTTGTTTCTTTTAGAAATCTATGTTTCTGTAGTAATCCATGACTTCAACATGATCTTCAAGTTCATGGAATCTCTTCATCACCTGCATCTTGATGTCGTATGCACGGGCTGAGATGTCAAGGTAATCTTCTCTGTCATAGTATTTGTTTGGAAACTTGGCAAGAATCTTGCCGATCTCTTCGCAGGCAGTTGCATACTCGTTCAAAAGAATCTTGACAGGCATGATGCTGATTCTCTCTTGGAATTGCTTTTCATCCATGTCAATGAAGAATGGTGCGGTCTTCCAAGGAATTGTTTTTGTGACCATTTTTTTAATTTTTTTCTTTGCCATATTATCTCTCCACGAATGAAACCCAATCTTGATGAACCACATGGTTACCAGCGTAACCATCTTTTATCTTGCTGACATCCCACCAGATCACATCACCAACCTGAATGTCTTCGGTGAGTTTATTACCGACTGCTTCTACCTTTGCAGGAATGATCTTTGAGGATGACTTCTCGTTGTATATGATTCCTGCAGCAGTGGTCTTTTGACCACCGATCAGAGACTTTGCGAGTATCCATTTACCGACTGGTTTTATTTGTTTATCTTTCATAAATTCCTTCGCTAGGATTCGAACCTAGAAACAGAGATCCAAAGTCTCCAGTGTTACCGTTACACCACGAAGGAGTGAACCTTGGCACAATAATTGTTCATTATGATACCAGAGGCCGTACCAACATTGATGCTTCTCACAGAACCATACTGGGGAATGTAAAGAAGATCATCACACATATCTAGAACGTTTGCAGGAACACCGATTTGTTCCTGACCAAAGATCATAATATAGTGCACATTTGGGTCAAAGTCAAATGCATTTATGTCTTTTGCTTCACGTACATTGTCAATTCCCAATAGTTTAACTTTGCCTTCATGCTTGGAAACAGTTTCTTCAATGTAGGAGCCGAGATTGTCAATGCTTTTGACATGACGGAAGTTTGTGTAGTGATGAGTACCGACAGTCCCTCGCCTATCGTATTTCTTATTCCCATAGATTACTACTTCTTTCGCCAGAAACGCATTAGCATTCCGTATAATGGTTGCAATATTAAAATCGTTACCAATGTTGCAGCAGATAACAGAAAAGTTATGGCGCTTAGTCTCAAGATCAGCTCTGATCGCGTCATCTGTCCAATATTTATAGTGATCAATAAGGTTGCGGGTTTCCATATTCATCCAATATTTCCATACCCCATACCACGAACAAAGAAATGTTCTTCGTGGCGATTAAAACCAAAGCATTCTCTTGCATAATCAAGAACAATCATCTTGTCAAATTTATTGCAGGAGTATACATCAAGAGTAATGAAACGGCTTGGTTCGATTGAATGGATTTGAATACCACTTTCAATCAGAGGAACCCAAGCACTGACACCAAGTTTATCGGGATAAAGTTCTTTTCCATCTTTTGTAGGGCCGTGAATGACAATAGGCTGACTCATGCGGGTCATACCGATCTTATCAACAACTCGCTCAAGGAAGCGATAATGTAATTCTAGATCATCTGCTGCACCAACACGACAATTATACATATCCAAATAATAGGAATAACCAAATGGCTTACTCATTTACTAAAACTTTCTTTTCCAGTTCCTTTACTCTATTTTCCAATCGTTCCATTTGGATAAGTTGCAACATAAAAGTTACACACAACACAGCTGCTGCAAACAATGCATCTTTGTAAGTAAAATACTTATTCTCGTTATTCATCTTTGCCCTTTCCCCATCCCCCACCATTTTTATATTCATTTAAAACAGAACGATTTATATCAATATGATCTTTATAAATTTCATTAAGTCTGTGTTGCATTGGAAAATGTTTCAACACTCTTTCTGCTCGTTCCCTCACTTCTGATGGAACTTTAGGAGTGTGAGCAGGATTCAAAAGATCATAAAGAAAGTTTTTTGTAGCAACTAAACTATGGTATTCTTCATATGGTAATGTCATTAGTGTAACCCCAATTCTTCATCTAGATCAGCAAGCCTGTCAAGGGCTTCATTTGGTTTGTTCCATCTATCTTCATACGCTTGCTTTCGTTCAAGAGTTTTAAATTTTTTCATGTGAGAACACGAACAAAAGTGAAATTCATCAGAGTCAGCATGAATAAGAAGATCATCCCATTCAGCACAGAAATGCCAACCTTCTTTCATCTCATCTTCAGAGAGACGAATACATGGACCTGTTCCTTCCATGAGACACTTGTAACGCTCAATGGGCATTCCATAAAAAGTTTTATTTTCCATACGCATATTATACCTCCTATCAATTTAATGTCAATTTTTACAACCAGTTTTTTCCTCTTTTACAAAAAAACTGTATATGGTTCCAACTATTACTGAGTAAATTACTATGGAAGCAAATATGCTCAAATAAAAAAACAGTATGATTGGATCATACCAATGATCAAATCTTTTCTTTTCTTCCAAGTTTTAATTCTCCATTTTCATCTTCATAAACAAAAGAACAATTTTCTTTCTCTGTCCAGCAACCGCAATTTATGTAAAGAGTTTCATTTTTAGTTGTTATTTTTGGATCATGTATATGACCACAGATAACACCATCATAGCCTCTGTCTTTTGCATACTTGCAAATAACTTCTTCAAAACTCTCTATGAACTGAGCTGCCTTCTTTACTTTTATCTTTATGTATTTTGAGATTGACCAATATTTCATTCCCAAAATTTTTCTAAACCAGTTAAATACTTCATTTATTGAAAGCAACCATTCATAAGCCCAATCACCTAATTTGTATAGATATGAACTTATTGGATATTTTGTCAACAAATCAAATTGGTGACCATGCATCACCAAATACTTTTTTCCATTTGAAGAAACGTAATCAATTCTTTCATGTAGGAATATATTGCCAAAAAGTTCATGGTCAATGAACTTTGATAAAAATTCATCATGGTTTCCATATACGTAATGAATTTTTGTTCCTTTGCGGGACAATTTTAAAAAACATTCAATTATTTCCACATGCAAATTTTGTTTTTCAAAATTCATTGAAAATGCTTGACGAAATCTCCATATATCTATGATGTCGCCTACCAAAAACATTTCGTCAAATTCATTTTCTTTTAAAAAAGAAAGAATTGTTTTTGCTTTTGCTTTTTTAGAAGCAAGATGTAGATCAGAAATAAAAACTGTCTTATAATGCATCTACAAATATGTAGAGCATATTTTAAATGATCCCTAGGGGATTCGAACCCCTGTTATGGCCTTGAAAGGGCCGTGTCCTAGACCGACTAGACGAAGGGACCAGTTCACTCGTACTTAGCCTTGATTTCAAGAGCAAGGAAAGCAACAATCATTCCAACTACGCTTCCGACCACAGCACCCTCATAGTTCTTGTGGAATACAAAACCAACGAAGTTGATGGCAAGGAGAATGAGCATGGGAACCATTAGTTTGTTTAGAATCTGTTTCATGTCTATAGTATATTGTCTATGATCAGAATGTCAAATAAAAAAGTCATCTAATGACTTTTTATTGTTTGACGGTATCAAATTTATATCATTGATAAATTTGTCAAATGTATATTTGGTGGAAAGTTGGAGATGATCTCCCATCCCAAAAGTTATCATGGGGCAAAAGAAGTCATACAACCCATTCTTTATCATCTTGTCAAATTTTAAAGTCACATCGTCTGTCAATTTTTTTGGAAGCAATAAATTGTGACTTCTTTGCAGAGTAAAGACCATTATGTATCCCAACCTGTAGTCAGGATCAAAGTGTTTTACATCAATCGCAGAACCCATGGCTTCTTCTATTCGATTGCCTATATTTCTCTTTAAATTTTTGTATGGGCTCTTGGGTTGCTGTTTGAGAACAAACTGAGTCTGTTGCTCGGTTGCGATTGTCTTGTACTCAATGGCAACCTTCTTGGCAGGGAAATGAATGTCCCATTTCTTCTGCCCTTTGTACATTGTCTTGATCTTGTCTTGAGGGATACCGGGAGAATTGATTCGTGTCATCAATTCAGAGTCAAGAGCATCAAAATGCTTGTTGCAAAATACTCTTTCTTGTTTCCAGTAATTATCAAGAAAATCAAGGTTCATTTTAATTTATTGTTATATATTTAAACGACTTCTTTTAGCAATGAGAGCTGCAAGCCCAAGCATTGCAAGGACTCCGGGTGCAGGAACATCAGGAGGCTCACAATCGCTTCCATTAACTTCGGTAGAAGCCTGCATACAGACGCTCTCAATGCGATCATGGGCAACAGGAATGAACATATCCTGATCCACGGTCTGAACGGTCATTACGAGCCTTCCACCGTTGAAGATCTTATGGACCCAAAATCCATCAAAAGATCCCATAAAGTATTTATTTGCAGTTTCAGGATAATTTGAAACCGTATTGTTTGAAATAGATTCGTTGATGGGCTCTGTGATCGTAAATTGAGTATCGAACACAAGTCTATCGGTGAAAGTGACTTCCTGATAAATTGCTCCCTGATACTCGGAGCGAGAGAAAGTCTGACCGTTTGAATTATAGATTGTAGATGTAGGGACGATAGCCATTTTATTTTCTATTCTTGTAAGCGAGTTTAATATCTTCGATAATTTTATCTGCAATTACTTGCCAACCATCCACAGCAGTCAAATCTTCACATGCTTCAAAAGTCACAGCAAAATTTATTTCAATGTAGTTGCTGAACATCTTTTCACGAACCCACCAAACATAAGGTGAGTTTCTAACTCTATCAATTTCTCCCTTGAGTTTGTAATACTCAACTTCATCAAGACATTTCATTTGTCTCTTGTATTTTGGTTCGGGAGCAGTGTAAAATTCTTCATCGTTGCACATTAAATTTGTCCTTTACGAAACAACTCATTATTTGAATCGGCTTCCATCTTTGCATG